CGTCCCAGCAGATAAGCAAACTGCCCGTCGTCGGGAACAACTGAGTGGGGTCTGCCATAACTTTCTGTAGGTCGGACAAGCCCGGCAACAGAACAACGTCCATTACCTGCTGCGCTTGAAGGGTCGGGTAGATAGTGTCAAACGGGTTCGGCGTGTAGGCCAACTTGGACGGGTCTTTCGTAATGACCCGCCCGATAGAGCCAAAGCCCGAAGCCGTTGCCCACTTTGGGATAACGGAGGGCAACAGCTTCGCCCGCGTGAAACCCGCCGCAGATAGCCCGTGCTGTGGCACCGGAACCCGCACCCCGTTCGGGAGCGTGAACACGTCGCTGGACAGGGGCCACCCTCCAGAGAGGTCGTCCGCGTGCCGCACTACGATAATTGCCCGCATGGTGAGAACTCCCAAGGAGAAGCCCTCCGGTCAGAGGGTGTCTGACCGGAGGGCTATTAGCAAGTGGTTTCTTGCTACTGTGAGGCTGCCATTAGAGGCTCGACCGCAGGTTGAAGGTGACCACGATATACAAAAGCGGGAACACGGGCTGATAATACGCTTCCACCTCGGCCACCGTGGGGTCGGACTCGGACACCTTGGCCTTGACCCCCGTGTACGCCGTGATGATCTGCGCGGCGACCAACTGCTTGAGCGTGTTGCTCACCTGCCCCTCAATTTGCGACGTGACCCCCGGCAGGAACTTGATACCAATGAACCTGTCGAGCGTGGCCCGCGTCTGCTGCTGCACCTCGTCCGCAATGGTAATGACGGTCGGGGTACGGGTCAGCACGTTCGTCATGTCGGAGGAGAAGCCCTGCCGAACGCGAATGACGGGGTTGCGGTCTTCAAGCACCGTCACGCCCTTGACAGCGACTTGGTTCTGCTGAACCGCGTCGAGTACACGGGCGATACGGTCGAAGCCGAACAGGCGGCGACCCGTCCACGGGGTAGCCACGTCGGTCGTCGGGGACACCAACGAACCCACGAGAGCCGCCGCGAGGAAGGTGCCGTCCACCAAGTAGGTGTCCGTCGCCCCGTCTGCACGAGAGAGCGTGAGGTTCGCAATGTCGGGGTACACGAAGCGACCCCGCGTGCGCCCGACTGCAACCGCCGTGTTCCCCGCCGTCGTGGGCTGCGTACCCGCAGAGAAGCCCATGACTGCCGTGCGCTCTGCACGGTAGCGAATGCCCGACTGAATGTCGCATTGCTTGACGAGGTATTGGAACAAGTCCACGCTGTCGCCCTTGAGCGGAACGAAAATGTCGGGAAGAACTCCACCGGGGAGTGCGCCCGCAAGGTCGTCAATGGCGGCAATGAACGCGCTCTCGGAGGCCGTGTCAAGCGTGCCGTTGTTGTCATCGTCCGTGTCCTTCTGAACCTGCTTGATAGCGACCAGCACCGCTCCGTTCAGAATGGCGAGGTAGGAAGCAAGCACCACGGGGTTCGTCGGAGAGTTGCTACCGTAAGCCTGCTCGATAGCCGACAACTTCGTGTAGAAAGCCGTGTTGTAGTCCTGCTTGGTGTAGGTGTAGGAGACGTAGTACACGGCTCCCACTTCGGGCTGCGACCCGCTGCGTGCGTAGGTGCTGACCGTCGCCGTATCCCCTGCCGCCACGCCGAGCGTGTTGCTCACCGTGAGGGCCACACCGGGAAGGGTGTTGACCGGGGTGTTAGCGTCGGTCGTGACCAAGGTGCGGGCCACAATGGTGAAGGACTGACCGCTCGGGTACACGAGGTTGCCCGCACGCGGAAGAACCGTGAACGTCAAGCCCGTCACCGCGTCACGGTAGGTCTGACCCACCACGCCGTCCTGCCCGTCGCCGCTGTTGAGGTACGAGGTGTTGTCCGTACCCGAACCGCTCACAATGTCGGTCGAGGTGACGTAGAAGCCGCTGATAGCCGCCTCGCCCGTCGCCCCGTCGCCTGCGATAACGCCCAAGCCTACGCCGGGGAGCGTCACGCTTGCCGAAGTAGCAGCCGCGAACTCGACCGAAGAAGTCGCGCCCAAGCCCGCGTTGCCCAACGACTGCAAGTAGAGGTACTCAGCGTTGCTGCTGTCCGTCACGCGCTTGGCAAGAGCCTCGCCCGCGAAGTACGTCGCCGCACCGCCCGAAGACCAATTCAGCAGCGAGTTCGCCACCGAGCCGTCGAGGTGTGCCATGAGGGCCGAGACGAGAACTTCGACTTGGAGGGCCGTGCGCTCCGCGCTGTCGCCCGCACCGAACCCGAGGGTGTCGTTCGCGTTCGCCGTGCCGACCACAATGCCCGAGGTCGTCGTGGACAGGGCCGAGCGGAAGCGAATGCTTGCACCCTCCTGCCGCACCAAGCCCGCCGATACCACCGCTGCCGCACTCGCGCCCAAACCCGCAGCGGCCATAGCCGCCGCAACTTGGTTGATAACGGTGTTGGCCGAGGTCGCGGGGCCGACCGGAACGTCTGCGCTACCCCCCGAGGGGATAACAACGCCCGTTGCGTCGGTGAACACCACGGTCACGGGCACGTTGTCGAACGTGACCTTGAACTCGTTGTTCTGCGCGCTCGTGCCGCCCGCTGCGAAGAAGGTCACCACGGGCTGACCGTCGCGAGCGTCACCGTAGGTGCCCGAGGGAACTTGCCCGCCCGAGAAGCCGACCGTCCCGAGCAGGGTGGCGGGCATGATAGTGCCCTTCAACCCTGCGTAAGCCAACTCATTGGCAACGAGGCCCGCGAGCATAGCCCCCGTGCCGCCAAGCTGCTTGAGTTGCGTCGTGGCAAGCACACCCTGTCCGTCCACGCTGCCCGAACCCACCACGAGGCGGGAACGAAGCACCAAGCGGTCGTACAGGAGCGGGGCCGTGCCGACCGTGAAGCGGCGAGCAATGCTGCCGTTCAGCAACTTGGCCTGCGCGCCGTTCGCTGCCGCCGCCGTAGAAATTCCGGCAAGCACCGCGAAGTCGCGAGCCGCCGTCGCGTTCGTGACGAACTCCAAGTAGCCGTCCACGTCGGTCGGGTCGCGCACGAGCGAGAACACCAACTTGCCCGAGGTGTTGGCCGCGACCACCACCGAGAACGCGCCGTAAGCAGCCGGGGGAGCCGCAGCGATAGCGTTGTCCACAGCCGTCTGCACCGCCGCAGCGAGAGCCGCCGAAGAAGTGTAGGTGCCGGGAGCAATGGTCGCCGTGAGCACGCCCAAGGACGCAGAGGTGTCGCCCGTGTAGACGAACCGCAGTTGGTCGTAGTCGGTTGCCGCAATGACGGTGGAGGACGTGAACGCCGCACCCGTGACGTACTGCGGGAGGGTGGCTTCGTTGTAGACGGAGTAAGTATCCGTTGCGACCGGAGCACCCGTCCACGCGGGGGTCACCGTCGCCACCTTCGTCGCGCCGACGTAAGCCGTCACGGTGCGAATGTCGCCAATGGCGGCACCCGCCGTGACATGCACCTTGTAGCCCACATAGAAGTCGTCCTGCGAGGACGCCGTGGCTGCAAACGTAATGGACGAAGCACCGCCCGCCGTCGCCACGTCAACCTCGCCCGTTGCAGCGCGGTTGATAGCCCCCGCGAAGTTGTCGAGGGTAGCCGTAGCGTCGTCGTCGGCCACCGCCTGCACGAGAATGTCGTCAACTTCTATGTTGACCGTGTTGTTGGTCGCGTCGATAGCGAAGGTTGCACCGCCGCTCAGAGCGTCATACACGGCTTCGTTGCCGACCAACTGCGCCGGGAAACCAAGCCCGCTCACGCCTGCGAGAGGACGGGACAGGTTCAACCCGCCTGCACCGCTCACGAGGTCGGAGCCGTCCACCTTCAAGCGGAAGCGGTCGGAAGAACCGGACACCGCGTAGTACGGGCCGCTCGACGGCACCGCGAACTTGGCGGGGGTCGCGTCCTTGGAGGCGAACGTCACCGTCACGTCTTCTTCGACTGCGCCCACGAACGAACCCGCATCAAACGGCGTTTCGTAGCGGAAGTCGGGCAGGCTCTCGGAGCCGCTCGGGAACACCACCTCAATGGTCGCCAAGCCTGCGGACTTGCTGCC